TTTTTGTGCTTCTGTCGGTTCTCTTTCAAAATCAAGAGCCGAATCTGGCAATCCCTTTGGTGTGTCTTTAATCATCATTTACTCCTATATAAACATTTGTATTGTTATTCTGTTATCCGACATTGGTGTTGTCATTGTTGTTGAGTGTTCTATGTTTTCTGATAAATCACTAACTAATAACTTATTAAATTCTGGATACTCTAAAATATATTTATCTAATTCTTTATTGTGATGAATATTTGCACCACCCCAATTCTTTTCCCAATCACGATTTAAAAATAAAGTCATAGCCAACTTCCTATCTTTAAACTCATCATTATGAAATGGTATAAAACTACCAGCTGTCCATATATAAATCATACAAGACATATTATCTGGCATTGTCTTTATCAAACCATTTTTCATAAGAGACTTAACAATCTCATTTGAATATTCTGTTGGTGTGTCCGTGCACAACACAACTGAACTATCCAAAACTATTCCTCTTTCCCAACTATGATTGGTCCAAAAGTTTTTCTCTAATTTATCTTGTTGTAATAGATTATACGAATAATTTACGACATTGTCAAGTAATTTTTCATCAAATATATTATTATATACTTGCATTATTTAGTCCATATTTTTTTTAATAGTTTCTCATCTACACCATACTTTGATATAATAGAATATACAACATCTTTACCCATAATGTCAAGCGTTTTTTCAATATTTTCTGAACTATCTTCAAAATAATCACATAATATATCCATAGCCCACTTTTCAATCTTAGATTTCTTTTTAGATTTGGTATATCGTAAGTATGTATTTCCTCTTGGTAGTAGATTTGTATAGAATTGATAAACCGTCTTTGGTTTCAATTCCCAATATTGTTGTATTTCGTTTACAACTTCTATCCACTCGGCTTTCATTGATAAAAATCTATGCACCATATAATTGGACCAAGTTTTCTTGTCCGCATCTGTAATGTTGTCCCAATACAATTGGTTCTGAACATTAGTAATTTGTTTTATGTGGTCAAATAGTGTTTTTGTTTTCATTGTGAATAACCTTAGATATAAATAAATAGTTCATACGAACCTCAAAATGTAAATTATTTAAAAGCATCTCCCAATATCCAAGTGACTATTGAATATCTAACACCCTTTGTTATCGGTCTAACTCTATGTCCTAAAAATGCAGGAAATAATATTAATGAACCTTTTTTTCTTGTTCCGAAGTAGTTTTCATCACCCTCATCATTTGCGATACTAAATTCAAAATCTCCACCCTCATAATCTTGCTCATCACTTAGTTGAATTATCGCTGATATCTTTCTTACTGATGTTTCATTTTTACCAATGTCTAAATGCCAGTCATATTTGTCTGTATTTTCATATCTTAACAATACTATGTCCTCTAACTGATATGGTTTTTCTAATTGAAATTTAAAGTTAATTAAGTTTGACATCTCACAAGCCATAATAATATGTTTAGTCAATTTGAATCCGTCTGATAATACAACATCATTTTTTAATCTTACCTCTTGGACCTTACGAACATTTTCATTTAATTCACCACCCTCATAAGTTCCTGCCACGCCTGACTTTTGTGGTTTTGACTCATCAAATTTTTGAATTAGTTCATCACATTGTTCTGAAGTTAAAAAGTTTTCTCTATGTAAGACAAAATTAAATTTATTATTTTCTTTCATTTGAAAGGTTCTCCTGTAATTATCTCTCTCATAATGTATCTTTCTCCACTTGTTAATTCTGTAACCATATGACTGACAAAAGATGGAAACACCAACACATATCCTTTTTTGTATGGTGTTTTGAAAAACTCTCCGTCGTTTGTAAATGCCAGATGTAAATCACCACCCTCAAATTCACTTTTATCTGACAACTGAATTAAACAAGTTAATTTATTGATTGACTCCTTACCTTTATCATAATCTGCGTGCCAATCAAATTTGTCGTTGTTTTTATATCTTAATGCTTTTAAATCTTTGAGAGTATCTGACAACTGAAAGTTCCATACTTTATTATTTAACATCTTTACATATGGTTCTAATTTTTTATTTATCCAAGAATATTTTTCATCACCATACACATACAACTCCTCAAATGTTCTGGCATTTTTAACTTCATCTGATTTGTTATCTGAATTTACGATAACTGCATTCTCATAACCAGAAATCCAATTGGTCTCCTCTTTTAATTGTTTTATTAGTTCATCACATTGTTCATCAGATAAAAAAGGCGTATGTGTAAACCATTGAAAATTATCGTTCATTTGAAATGATTCCCTATAAAAAATTCTTGTAATACATATCGTGTCCCACTAATGACTGGCTTTACTCTATGTGATAAAAATGTTGGAAAAAATGTGATTGAACCCTTTTCCTTTGGGACTTCATACCAATTCATATCGTGGTCTTGTAGTGCAAATTGTAGTTCCCCACCCTCATATTCACTCGGGTCCGTCAACTGAACAATGGCAGTTAACTTTCTCAATGAACTACTACCTGAATTCATATCCGTATGCCAGGTGTAAAAATTTGTGTTTTTATATTTTATTAATTTTAGTTCATTATCACACTCTTGAATATCAAATTTAAATGACTTCATATTGATTAACTTCGCCATTGAAAATATCTTTTCTTGTAATGGTTTCCAATCTTTGTTTGGTTTATCAGGTCTTTGGTTAGTGTGTGGTTGTTCACATAAATACCACTCAGAAGTTTTTCTAAATTTTTCATTTACTCCCAAGTTTTGCTCATCATCTACACGAACTCCACCCTTTAACATAACTTCATTTTCACTAATATCTTTTATCAGTTCATCACATTTGTTATCTGATATAAAATTAGGAATCTGTATGTAAAACTTAAAGTCCTCGTTTTTAATTAATGTCATTTAAAAGTATTTCCTTGTATCCAAGTTAACATTGTGTATCTATCTTTATCATAAAATTGTGAAACTTTGTGTGCTGCAAAAGCTGGAAATATAACTATTCTTCCTTGTTGTGATTTTATTTTATCACCCCATATTTCAAGTTCTCCACCCCAATAGTCGTCATTTAAGAATACAACCGAAGTTAGTTTTGTGGTGGTATCAACTAATCTACCTGGTCCTGCTGCAAAGTCTGAGTGTAGAGTATTTTGTTCTTTGTAAGTTCCAGACTTATAATACTTTCCCTCTTGTAATTGAATACTATCAATGTCAAATTTGAAATGAATATCATTAGATAGTTTCATTATGTTCCAAACTTTATCTAAGTATTTCTCATTGTCTAATTTTACAACTTGTGCTCCACAAGTGTCTATTTGTTTAGACTCTTCATCAATAATACTTATTATTTCTTGACACTCAGTCTTTGATAAGAAATTATCTCTTACTAAATACCACTTGAAATTATCGTTATGTAAAAGGGATTTCTGATTCATCTGATACTAAAACCTTATTCGCAAAATAATTACCATTACGAGTTTTTTCTATATTGTATGTAACTTCAACACCTTGATTTAATTCTATCTCTACCACTTCTAATATATTTAATTCATCATTTTTAACTTTATCACCGATTCTTAATGGTGTATAATTAGATTCACCTTCCACAAAAAATGGGTGGTCAAGTGTTGCAGTAATCTTTGTGTTGTTATCAAGTTTATATGTAACCAAGTTATCGTGTCTGATTGCGGTAATCATTTCAATTATTTCATTTTCTAATTTACCAGTTTCAACATTGTATGTTTTGATTTCATCACCTGGTTTTAAGTTTTCAATTCTTTGATATGTTCCGTCTGATAGTGTAATCATAGTGTGTCCTATAAAACATCTTGGTCCGCCACAAAGTGGGTCTTTATTATGAACTAATATATCATTAGCAAAATAGTTTTCAGTATTTTCAATTGTCAAATTGTATGTTATTTGTTCTTTGTCAAACTTTTTAATCTTGGTTATCTTTTGTTCTATGAGTTTATCATCCTCAATAGATTTCAAACATACATCACCAACATTTAATTGTTCACAATCCATTTTATGAGTTTCTTTTGTCCAATCTGGTCTAACACTTGACCAACCTTTACCAACTACCCAATACGGGTGGTCTAAAACATTTTCATTGATAGTTCCATCTTCAAAAGTGATTCTTACAAAGTTCTCATTTACTGGTGAACTTGTTCTTAATACTACACCCCTGACTAACTCTTTGTTTTCTATATCATAAGTTAATACTAAGTCTCCTATTTCCACATCTTCAATATTTTTTTGAGAATAATCTCTCATTGTGACTTTAGTTCCTTTGACAAAACAACATTTTGGTGGTAAGTTGTGAACTAATATATTTGATGAAAAGTATGTATCAATATCTTCAACATCTAATGAATACCAATCCAAATCTTCCTGAACTTCCGTTTTTGATGTGATTTCTAACTCAGTTCCGTCCTCTTCTAAAAAGTAATCACCCACTGCTATTTGATATGGATTTCTCCAACCCCAAGTTCCACTTTGTTTTACAAAATAATATGCGTCTGATGATTTAGATTGTAATGGAATCTTAATACTTCCATTTAATAAATAATAACCATAAAATGTTAAGGGTATGTCTGAATAGGATTGGATAACGATAGAACCCGAATCATATGAACCACTTAAATCTGTTGTGGTGTATGAAACATAATCCATAGTTTCATCTGGCATACCCAATGGTTGATACGACTTAACAACATCACCAACTTCTATATCTTGTATTTGTTTTTCACTTCCGTCATACATTTTAACTAAACTACCACTGGCTGATGTCTTACCCATTATGGGCTTTATTTTCCATTGGTCTCCTTTTTCAACCAAATTCCACTTTTGTATGGAAGTTTTGTGTCCAACTTCTTGGTCAGAATTTCCTAAATAAACCTGTTCTGTTGGTGTTAACATATGTGTAATTTTACCAACATCTAAATAAGAGAACCCGTCCATAGAACTACCACTTTGAACAATATATGATTCTATCAATGAACCACTATCAACTTCATTTTGATAACTTGAACTATTTGGATGATATGAATAAAAATTTAATCCATTGACAAATAATGCGGCATCCGTGTTTGGTTTCTTTGCTACAAAATCAGGATACTCAACATTGTTCGTGTATGATGATGTATTAAATAAAGGAATTAATGATGAACTCGCTGGTGAATTTGACAATAAAGTTCTAAATGTATTTTTGTTAAATGAACCACTCGTCATATCCAGTAAAGCATCATCACTATACCAAGGTGTTTGAATCCATAAATGAAAACTACCTGAGTATTGGTCTTGTCCTCTTTGAGAAAAATAACTTACTGATGTGTCATCATTATATTCAAAGTTGACTGGTATATTGTGTCTTGCAAAACTTGAACTAATTAATGGTTGATGTGCAAGTGGTGGATTAACACCAAAGTCTTCATTACCTGGGTGTCCGTAAACATAACAAGTATTACAACTTTGCGATGCTACATAATTTGAAATTTTGTGATAAAGTTCATTTTGTAAATCTATGTATCTACCAGCAAAGAAAACATTTGTGTTATGTTCCAAGAAGTAAATATCATTTGAACCTGACTCAACAATGTAGTCTAATCCAGATACAACACCAACATTTGTGTTTGTTGGCCAACCTGTGCTTCCTGTAATGTAATTATAATATTGTTCTGATTTTGTTTTTACTGACATAGTTTTTTTCCTATATATAAATATAAATTAGACAAACTTTATCCAATCCTTTATAATTTTAATAGAAAAGTTTTTATTTGTTTGTATTCCAGCGTGTCCACTTCCAACTAAATCGTTGTCTACTTGTAAATCTAAGTAGTCTTGTAATTCATATTGTAGTAATGGAATATTTAGAGACTTTAAATAATAATAAATTAACATTTTATTTCTATGTAAATTATCTAAATCATTTTCATCATTTTGTATGAATGTAATACTATCGTGTATTTCATTACCTTCTTTTGTTTCCCAGAAATCCCATTTTCCGTCTGGTTTATAAGAACATCTTCTACCATCTGATGTGGTATATTCTTGTCTATGTGGATAAGTATGTAAAACAATAACAAAATCTGGCTTTAAGTATTCTGTAAAAGACAAAACCGACCTTGATATCGTATCATTTGATGTCCCTTGTATTCCACAATTCATATAACTATGACCAGTTCTATCTGAAACTCGTTGTGCCCAAGTGTTTTCTAATTCATTTCCTACACCAAAAGTATGACTACAACCAAAAGTTAAAAACTTTTTCTTTGCAGATTCATATGTTTTCAAATCATCTCCACGAAATCCAAGTTCATTAAATTTATAGTCAATTTTTTCACTTTTGTCTCCACCAACACAATTATGTGTAGTGTCTATTCTGTTTTTGATGTCATCAAAAATATCAAAACTTTTATGGTCCCAACCCTTCATTTGTTTATCCTTTGTGATAGTATCGATTCAAACTTTTCCTTAGTATCAGTTTTGTCTATGACCCATTCCGGAACATAGTATCTATCTCTATTATAATTAGGTAAATAGTCAACATAATCTGGTATTTTTATATCAATCTTATAAAATTTCAACTTCTTATCTTTAAAAAATGGCACACCCCACATATCAGTTCCATACATAGTTTCTTTATCGTTAGTATTGTTAAAAAATGTTACAATAGTTCCTTCTTTACACACACTTAGTATTTTTAATGGAAAAACACCTTTACCCAAAGACTCTCCCCAAGTGTCTCTAAATACCCCATCAAACTTTTGTTCTGGTAGGTTTGTAATCCAATCTCCAAATATTGTTTTAACATTTGGTTTATCCTCTGCCCACTCCAATAACTTTTCGTAAATTTGTTCATCATTTTCAATTATAGTATGTGAACTTATATCTTGTGATTGAATGTAGTCCGCACTAATTCCCATACCAAAACCTATTTCTAAAATATCACCACCATTTTGACATACAACTTCTGCGTGTTTTTTCATCATTAGGTCTTCCCAATCGTGCATTACGATTTGATTGTCTTTCATTATACTATTTTTTGTGAATATCATTTAGTCTTTTTTTAAATTTATCTTCTGTGTCTTGTTCAGTAATAATCCATTCTGGTAAGTAATAGTCATTTACATACATAGACTTATCTTTTTTAGAAAATGTCTCATCATTATTACTAAGTATTCCTTTTCTTTGTTTATCACTTAAAGTTAACTTGTGATAAATTAACTCATCTTGAAATAGTCCATTAGCCCAAAATGTTCCATTAGACCAAAGTGTTTTAGGTTCACCAGCAAATCCTACGTGGTTATACATTGTAATATTAGTTCCAACCTTACAAAATCTTAATATTAATAAAGGAAATTTTAATCTGGCAACATAGTCTGTTGGTGTTTGCTCAATGGCATCAAAAAATATAGAGTCAAACTTTTCATCTAATTCAATGGTCTTCCAATCTCCGTGAATAATTTTTGTGTTTGGTTTATCTTTTGCCCAATCAACTGCTCTATTGTATATTTCATCATTTAGTTCTATAATGGTGTGAGATTTAATGTTCTGTCTTTGGATATGGTTTGCACTTATACCCATACCAAAACCTACTTCTAAGATGTGTCCACCATTACGACAAGTTATTTCTGCTTGAAACTCCATATGTGGTGTATCCCAATCACCTTGAATATAGTTACCATTAGGATTATCCCAAGTTATTTTATTTTTATGAAATTGAAGTTTATATTCTTTATACTTTTTATCCCGTAGATTCATATTTTTCTTTTATTTTTTCTTTTATATCTTCGGCATACAACTTATTTGATTCAACTCCTGGATGATGAGAGCTTGTGTAGTCTACACAATTTAATTTAATATCAACCAAATCATCTGGCACATTTGGTATG